GAAACAAGTAGTGGTTTTAGTGGTTCAATTCTCATGTCTGGAGATACCTTATTCAAAGAGGCAAAAATTTTGGGAATACATTGCGGAGTAAACAATGTTCTTTCTAGAAAATTTGCTGTTCCTATTTACAGAGAATATATTGAAAGTTATGCAAATGACTTAACCAATTATGGTTTGAATGTGGAATATGAGAATGAGAAGTGTGAGCGACTTGGGAAGGTTTTGATAGAACCTGAGAGAAATGCTTTGCCTCCTGATACTATGAAGGTAACTCTTCCTGACGTGAAAACCGAAGGTGGATGTGCTTCAGAGCCCAGTGAGGTCTTGTATGGTTTACCCCCATGGCAAGAGCACGTTTGTGATTTGAAGACCAATGAGATTAAATTCCCAAGGACTATAAATACTATTAAACGATCAAAGTGTCATAACAAATTCTTTGAAACCCCCAACAAATTATCTAGAGTTGCACCCCATGTAGACGAGCTGAGAGCTGGTCGAGATATGTGGCGTGAAGCTAGAGACAAATATGGAAAACCTGAAGTTCCTATGAATATGAAACTTATAGAGGACGTAGCACGATTCTTTGCTTCTGAATGTGTACATTGTTCTGACCCTTTACGGGATGAAGACAAACGTACATTGACAATAGTTGAAGGAATCGATGGTACTGAAGGTGTAGAAGTTATGCCCTTAGATACCTCTGCTGGTTGGCCATATTATTTGAAGAGCCAGAAGAAGTATGGTATCCTTGGAAAACAGAGACCCTTGGATTACTCTGCACCAAAAACACGACAGTTTTGTCAAGATGTTGCTAATGATTATGAGAAACTCGTTAATAGAGATTTTGATAATTTGAAATGGTACAGTGCAATCTTTGCTAAAGAAGAGACTGTGAAGAAATCGAAAGATAAGATTCGTATGATCATGGCTTGTAATGCTTCCTGTTCGGTTAATACCCGACGTATATTAGGAACATTAATAGCATGGTTGAGAAGGAATCTTATTTCTAATCGATTGTCAGTTGGAATGAATCATACTGAGTATGATACATTAGCCAAATATTTGGAGCACCATACACGTATGTGTGATGGTGATCATAATTCTTGGGACACTGGTTTCGCAGTTGAACTCTGGAAAGGAATTGAGATATTTTTGAACTGTCTTGATCCTGATCGGGCTGATGAAATCAGTGCGATAATTCAATCTAAGATGGAATCTTATGACGTAACAGTCGATTATTCTATCATAGAACATGAGAATGGAAAAAGTTCATTAAAACGATCCCCATACGTTTTGAAAAAGAAAG